CTAGCGCGGCCTCACGCCGCCGCCGTCTGGCCGTTGGCGGCCGTCGCCGATTGACCCACAAGCTCCCCGTCCGTCGCGGGGAATGACCCGTCCGCCTGAGGCGCCGCCACCGGCTGGCCATTCGCATCGAGCCCCTGTTCGGCCATCGCGAGCCCGGCCTCAAGCTGGTCGGACTTGGCATCGAGGAGCTTCTTGTGGGCCTTGTCCACGTCCTTATAGACCTTGTCGTCGAGGCCCGGCACGATGCCGCGGAACAAGAGCCCGATCATCGGTAGCTCGGCCTCGGGGCACTGGCCGGCGCGGTCGAGGATGGTCTGATACTCTCCGATCGCCAGCGCCCGCTCGCCGGGCGCCATCAGGTCGAACGACCGCGGATAGTTGATCGTGGTGGCCTCGAGCGCGGCCTGGTCGGGCGTGCCGTTGCCCTGAACCAGGGACACCAGCTCAAGGATCTCGATCTCCGCATGTTCCAGCACGCCCGCGATCTTGGCCAGCAGGTCATTCCCGGTGGAGTGGTCGAGCTGCTTGGAGACGCCGGACTGGGAGACGCTGTTCGCGTCCGTGCCGCTCGTGCCCGCGGGCTTGGTCAGGCACATCGCACGGTCGGCGCGGTCGCGGAGCAACGCCATGTTTTGGCGGATCGACTCGGCGCCCCCCTTGGGGAAGTCGACGACCTCCCAGCCCTCATACGTGGCCGACGCCCCCTGCGTGTTCTTCTTCTTGGGGAGCACCCAGCCGGGGCCGACGGGCATCACGCCATCGAGCTGGAAGAAGTCTTCCGGGCCTTGCAAGACCGGGTGGGCCTGCGTCGTGTCCGAGAGGATCAACTCGCTGTGGAGGTTGTAATACTCCCGGTTCAGCTCGGCCACGCCCTCGTAACGGGGTAGGCCGATGTTTCGGCAATGGGGGCGGCGGCGGTCGAACAGGCGGACGATCGGCGGGCGGCCGAAGGGGTGCGTGCCCTGTTTCCGGACGGCCCCCTTGTCATCGTAAAGGATCCACTCGCTTTGATTCCAGTATCGGTACAGGACGGAGCGGTCGTCTTGGATCTCACAGACCACGCATTCCGTGTAGTGCCGGCCGCTCGGGTCGAGCCGCCAGTTCACCATGTTCTCGGGCAGGATGACGCCCGCGACACACCGATCGAGCCGGTAGGCCATCTCGTCGGCGCGGGTTTCGATCTCAATACCGTCGGGCGCGGGCGGGTGGTCGCAAACCACGTCCAGGCAGCCCAGGACCATGAGCAGCGGGGCGACGCTCTCCGCCATCCATTGATCCATCGAGGTCCCGAGCCCGTCCACGTCGGCCCACCAGTCGGTGAGCGCCTGGCTCGGGCTCTTGCGGGCGATCTCCTCGGCGAAGATCCGCGACAGGTGGACCTCCACCCCGTCAGCGACGATCGTGGGCACGGGCGTGCGCTCGAGCCGCATCGAGTAATCGTCGTCGGTCGCCAGGCCCGCCGAGTCGGTCGCCGTCTGCGACGACGAGCCCCACTGGCCAACGCCCGCGTCTTGTGGTTCGTACTCGCGCTTATATCTGGATAGGTTGCGCTTGGGATACCCGCGCGGGTCGTTGCCGTAGACCGCGAAGCGGTAGCGGTCGCCACCCTCGTAGCTGTCCAACAAAAAACGCCATCTGAGCTGATGCTCCACCCATTCCGGGTGGCGCTGGCGCACGAAGTCGGCGATGTCGGTCGGCTTGGTGGGCATGAGGGGTTAGACAAACCTCGATGCGTGGGCATTGCGGAAGACGGGCTGGGGCTTGCGGCCTTCGGGGAAGAGTGCGAGTGCAGCCCCCCTCAGAGCGTCACATAAATCTTCGTGAGGGTGTTGCGGGTCTTCCGGATAGTCCTGCCACTGGCCGCCACGCTTGGCCCGCCGGTAGTTTTGCAGGGCCGTGACGAGCGCCCGGCATCTCGGGTGAATCGTGAGCGATACCGTGCCGTCCGCGGAAAGGAACAGGGCGTCGATCAGGTCGAGAGACGCCCGCACCGAACCGCCGTAATTGGGCCAGAACTCCAGCCGGCCGTTGCGATCCTTGAGCCCCGCGTTGAGGTATTCGCCTTCGACCGTCGGCCCCACGGCGGTGCGCGAGCCCCCGGCCGGGTCGGTCAGGACGCGGTCCCGTCGGCCGCCACAGAGCTTGTCCAGCATGGCCACGATCGCCAGCGCGTTGACCTCCGCCGACAACCCTTCGCTCAGATAATCACCGAACACGTTGAGATGTCGGGGGGCTTCGGTCACCTGCAGGAAGACCGCGCCGGTGAACACGCCCGAGTCCACGGCCACGATCACCGGAAGCCGGGGGTTGAACTCCGCCGACTCGCGGACGTGCAAGGCAGGGTCAAAGCTGGTGAACCACAGCCCCGCCGCACGCGGCCCCATGCTGAGGTAGTCAGACTCGAACGCGCGGGGCGAGACGAGGGCCGTCTTCTGGATCAGGGCGTCGATCGCGTAATGGCCGTTCGACCGCTTGGCCTTGGGGACCGGCGTACCGTCATGGCACCATTTCACGATCGGGCACTGGGGGCAGCGCTCGAGGTTCGGGCCGGAGCGTTCGTCGGGGCAGCGCTCCAAAACTTCAAACATGCAAAATGTATGAGAACGTATCCCCGATTCCGGGTCCGCCGCCGCGTCCTTCAGCCGTTGCATCGGCCCGCCGACCTTGTGCCAGGTCGACGTCATCGAGACGGAGGCACGCTCGGCCCCCGTCTGCATGCACATGCCCGCCGCCGCGTCGCGGATCTCATCGTCGATCTCATCGACCTCGTCAAGCCGCAAGGTCGGGACGTGCGGGCCGCGGACGGAGGAAGGGGACGCCGCGAGGATGGAGACCTCGGAGCCGGTGCGGGCGTAGACGGCCCGCTCCTTCATGAAGCTCGACAGGTCACCCGGCCGGAGCCGGTCGAACTCGCGGATCGCGTTGTAAATCTGCTGCGATTGCGCGAGTGAGCCGCCGAGGATTTTGGTCCCGTGCCAGGGGTAGCCTTGGGACTCGATGTGCGTGGCGAGCGCCGCGAGGTAGCTCTTGCCACCACCGCGTGGCCCGTGTACCAGGCTGATCGCCGGTCGCTCACACAGCCACTCGGTCAGATAATCGAGCGGGGCGGAGTGGCCGGGGCAGACGGGCGTGTCCGCCACCTTGACGCCCCAGACGGCGGCCAGGTCAAGGACCGTCTGCCTTCTTTCGGATTCGTCCAAGGATCTCACCGACGGGGTTGGCGGCGTCGTCCGGTGGGGGCGGGGACTCACCGAGCCCGTAGAACTTCATCAGCAGGGCGAGCGCCGGCAAGGCGTCATGGACCTCGACTTCCGTGACCTCTTGCGGGTCGTTACCGGGCGATCGGGTCGTCTTGAGTTTCTTGACGTTGCCGAGCTGGCCACGGCGACGCGCCTTGCGGAGGTCGAGGTACGGCAGGGCGTGGGGGTCGTCCTTGTCCCGCACCGTCACGAAATCTTCGGCGCTGGAGGCGGCCCGTTCTGATAAACGTACCAACACCTCTTCCTGGCTCATCGCGATCTGGTCAAGCTTCGCATCGATGGCTTCGCGGATCTTTGGTTTTTTTAGCAGTTGGTGCCCGTGCCAACCGGATGAATTCCTGTTAGACCCAAAACCAGCGAGCTTCGCCGCTTCGGTTGCGTTGCCCTTGGCTTTACCCAGGTAATAGATGACGAATAATCGTTCGTTGCGCTTCACGACACATCTCGCTTCCCTCTCCTAGCAGCCCTTCCCGCCCTTGGGCTTGGGCATCGGCTTGAACTTCGGGGCTTTCGGCTTCTTGGCCATCGTGGTCGTCCTTTCACGCATCCAGGGACCAAAATTCCTCGTCACGTTTGCGCCACGACGGCCAGAGGTTGAGCCCAGGATAGCCGTAGAACATCGACTCGCCCTCGGTATCGCCGACGCTCATCAGCCGCCCGTCCGACATGACGACTTCCGTCAAGAAGAACGGGGAGGAAGCGGGAACGTCGGCCTGGATCGAGACGCACGTCGCGGCCCGCCCCTCCGCGTCGGCTTCCTGCTTCAGAACGGCCATGTACCGATCCACAAACGCGCCCATCATTCATGGCCCTCCGGTTCCGGTTCCGGCTCCTTCGCCTCATCCTCAATGCCCAAATGGGCCTTGACGATGCCGAGCAATTCGGCGGCCGACGTGCCCTCCGGCGCGTTCTGGAGCCGGTCCATCAGCGCCTTGCCGGTGGTGTCGGTGAACCAGTCCGGCACCCGGTCATCGCCGTACTTCTCGGCCGCGAGGTCGTGGCCGATTGCCCACGCCGCCTCGATGAGTTCGCGGCGGGCGTACTCGGCGGGCTTGCCGTCATCGTCGGTGCCGGCCAGGATGCGGGCGTGGAGGATGAGGGCGTGACGGGGGGTCGAGTAGGGAGAGGTTTTATCGGGCATCGTCAGATCCTGATTCTTTGAAGCATGGCGAACACGCCGAAACGCTCACATGCGAAGATGACCACGAACACGATCAGCGCGGCCCGCGCGTACCAGAGATAAGGCGGCTTGACGAACCACTCGACCAGGACGAACGCGCCGACGATCACCGCGATTGCGATCAGGAGCGTCAGGAGGTCCACGGTGGTTTCCTTTCGTCTTCCTCGTCCGGCTCGACGTCCGTCACCGCTTCGGCCACGGGCCGCATGTAAGGCGGGTTGAAGCCCTTGCCGGGCTTCGGGCGGTTGTGGCTATCAACGGAGGACTCAGTAGACGACCCAGCTTTGTCCTTTGATGATTTTTCGGATCGTGCCCCAGTAGACGCCGTGTCGTCGTCCAAGCCTTCTGTACCCACATCTTCCTGGTTCGTACTCTTGTCTGATCGCATTTACTTTTTCCCAAGAGAGTTTTGCGGCGCCACCTCTCTCCCCTCGGGGAGTCCTCCCAAGACGCACGGTGTCTGCGACGTTGTTCTGGTGGGTGTCCCAACGGAGATTTTCAAGCCGGTTGTTCGCTGGTGTCGGGTCAGGATCGTGGCAGGTTTCCATGCCCGGTGGACATGGTCCGACGAACGCTTCAAGAACAAGGATGTTGACGAGTTTATTGCAACGTTTTCCGTCCCGTCGCAGACTGATACGCAAGTATCCATCACGAACACCGGGAGATGAAACCATGCGACGCCAAGGGGTATCGATGATAGGTGTTTTGGAACGTCCCATCGGGCGACGAGACCAGACCGACCCGTCACTCCCAACCCGGTATCCTGGGAAGCCGGGAATGTCCCGGTACTCGACGCGCGTGGTATCATTCGCTTCAGACATGCTGTGCTCCTGACCGAGCCAGTGTGTTCAGGGGCGTCGGGTGGTTCCAGCCATCCGACGCCCCGTCATTTTACCTCATCATAGGTAAAACATCAATGTCATCTTACATTTACGGTATGACAAAAAAGATGTTGACCCGGAGTGACACCTACAAGGGTCACACTCACCCAAAGTACAGATGGTTCGAGACTGACAAACTACGGGAGATCTTCTTTCGATCCTGTCTTTATGAGAGAGATAACGGCCTGTGCGGCCTGTGCGGTGAACCGATTTGCTACTCGGAAATGCATGTTGACCACATCCTGCCCAAATCACTCGGCGGGCCAAACCTTTGGGACAACTTCCAGATCGCTTGCCCATCTTGCAATTGCGCGAAAGGCAACAGGGTTTGATGCGTATTTCCGGCGGCCGGCGCACGACGGGCAGGTGTCGAGGGGCGGCGCGTCGGGCATGGGAATTATCCTCAAGACG